ATCAATATTTGCTCAGTATTCCAAAGCGAGAGGTCGTGAATATTCGGTTTGAGGACGCTGTCAGAGGGGCGGTCAGTCTGGATGAGTCCGTCAGTAAATTTAAAAACCTTGATAAAAGGATCAGGGAAGGAAAGCGTGTTCCGGACAAGGTCTTTGCAGAAGGGGTTAGTGAACCACTGTTGCAGTTTGATAAAGGGCCCTTTGAGGGGTACGCATGGAAACGTATTCTGAACAAGGAGTCTACGGTTCCTGAGGGGGCCTACGTTGGTCACTCTGTTGGGGGCTACCAGATGGGAGGCCCGACCTACACGCGGGCCAAGATGGAAGGCTTTGACAAGGGAGACTGGCAGATCTACACGTTGAGGGATAACCGAAACAAGCCGGTAACCACAATAGAGGTGGCAATGGAGGGCCGCGATCCTATCGTCAAACAGATCAAGGGCAATGGCAGGGCCACAGGTAATACAGCACCTGTAAACTATGACCAGTTGGTGTTCGACTTCCTCACCAAAAACCTTCATCCTGCTCGAATCGACGAGATCGATAAATTCCTAACTCCGCTGTTACAGACCTACAGGGACGAATTGAACAGGTTCTACGACCCCGCTGTTACAGGCCTACAGGGACGGATTAACCGGTAATACCAATGCCAATCGACAAAGCACTAAACCAAGCCCCGGTGATGGACATCGTCGTCGGGCTTCCTGAGCCTTCCATGGACATCGAGGTCGTCATCGAAGACGACGGGGGTGCGACTGTCGAGATCGGCAGTGATGACAGCAAGGAGGTGGACTTCTACGCCAACCTTGCCGAGGTCATTGAGCCAGAAGAACTGAGCCGGATCGCCTTGGAGGTGTCCGCTTTGTTCGAGGCGGACAAGTCATCGCGCTCTGACTGGGAGCAGATGTACGCCAAGGGCCTTGATCTGTTGGGCTTGAAGCTTGAAGAGCGCACCAAACCCTTCCGTGGCGCGTCAGGCGTGGCCCATCCGATGCTCACAGAGGCCATTGTGCAGTTTCAGGCCCAGGCATTTAAGGAACTTTTGCCTGCCGGGGGCCCTGTCCGCACGCAAATCGTGGGCAAGGAGACGGTGGAGAAGTACCAGCAGGCCTCGCGCGTGCAGGACTTCATGAATTATCAGATCACGACGGTGATGGAAGAGTACACACCGGAGTTCGATCAGCTACTTTTTTACACCGGATACGGTGGTTCGTCGTTCAAGAAGGTCTATTACGACTACCAACTCGGTCGCATGGTGTCGAAACTGTGCTTGGCCGACGATATTTACATCCCGTACAACGGTTCGAGCGTGATGAGCCAGTGTGCTCGCATCACTCATCGCATTGCGATGGACTCGAACGACTTCAGAAAGCGGGTTGTCGCGGGGGAATATCTGGATGTAGACCTCCAATCGTCCGTAATGCCTGCCGATCCGAGCGAAATTAAGGCTGCGGTGGATAAAGCGGTGGGTGTGCAGCCTACGGACGACGTTGGCGAGGTGTTCTTGCTGGAAATGATGGTCGATTTGGACGTTTCCGGCTTCCAAGATTGCGATTCGAAGGGCGAACCGACTGGAATTAAGCTTCCGTACGTCGTTACGCTGGCCGAAGACACGCTTCAGGTCGTTGGAATCCGCCGAAACTGGCGCGAAAGCGACAAACTTAAGAACCGGCGCAATTATTTTGTGCATTACGTGCTGGTTGAGGGCCCCGGGGCGTACGGTTTGGGCTTTGTTCACCTGATCGGCGGCCTTTCCAAGGGTGCGACCAGTGCTTTGCGGCAACTGATCGACTCTGGAACGCTGGCTAACCTGCCTGCAGGCTTCAAAGCCAAGGGTGCGCGGATTGCGGACGACTCGACTCCGATTCAGCCCGGAGAGTGGCGCGATATTGACGTCGGTGGGGCGGAGATTTCGGCTTCCTTGCTGCCTCTGCCGTACAAGGAGCCCAGTCAGGTGCTCATGGGGCTGCTTGGGTTCTTGGTAGACGCTGGAAAGCGCCTGTCCAGCACTGCGGACATGCAGGTTGGGGACGGAAATCAGTACGCGCAGGTCGGAACGACGCTTGCGCTGCTGGAGCGGGGCTCGATGGTGATGTCGAGCATCCACAAGCGCCTGCATTACGCTCAGACGCTTGAGTTCCGGCTGCTGTTCGAGGGTTTTGGCATCTTCCTGCCTGACGAGTACCCGTACGAGGTCCCTGGTGCGAGCCGCAAGATCAAGCGCACTGACTTCAACGAGATGGTGTCGGTGCTGCCGGTGGCAGACCCCAACATCTTCAGCACTGCGCAGCGTATTCAGCTTGCACAGATGCAACTTCAGATGGCCCAAACGGCCCCCAACATGCACAACATGTATGAGGCCTACTACCGGGTGTATGCAGCGCTGAATGTGCGGGATATCGACGGCATTTTGTTGCCGCAGAACACGCAGATGCCCCGTGATCCGGCGTCCGAGAACGCTGATGTGCTCAACAATATGCAGTTGAAGGCCTTTGCTGGCCAGCAGCATGATGCGCACATTGTCACGCACCTGATGATGGGTCTTTCGCCCATTCTGCAGGCTAATCCGATGGCTGCGATGACCCTGCAGCGGCACATCCTTGACCACGTGCGGATTAAGGCGGAAGAGGACGTGGAAGCTGACCTGTTTAAGGCCTATGGCACCGATCCTGACCGCATGGTCTCGGCAATCCAGAAGGAAGGCATGGTGGCGCTTCGGATTGCCCAGTACATGAAGGATGTGCGGGACATGCAGGATCAATTGATGGGCGGCGGGGGCGAAGATCCGATTGTTGCGCTCAAGCAGCAGGAGCTTCAGCAGCGTGCCCAGGCCGATCAGGCGGCTAATCAGATTGATCAGCAGCGCCTGCAACTGGAACAGCAGAAACTGCAGCAGCGTAATGCAATGGACCAGCAGAAGCTGGCGCTGCAGGCCAGCAAGGTTCAACAACTGCCTCGTGGAGGTCGCAATGCCGCTTAAAAAGGGATCCAGCCAGAAGACCATTAGCTCCAATATCGGAGAAATGGTCCGCGGATATAAGGAATCGGGTTCGATTGGGACTAGCAAGCCTAAGAGCAAGCAGGCGGCGGCTATTGCTTATGAAAAGGCGGGCAAGTCCCGTGGCATGGCTAAGGGTGGAAAAGTTCAGGGTCCTGCTATGATCGTCAAAAAGAAGGACGGCAATAAGCCTGTGAAGGTATACTGATAACACCCAACGCTTCAGTCGGTGCGTTAACCGACTGCTTTCATGGAATAACCATGCTCGAATTTGCGGAAGCGGTTCTGAAAGAAATCAGAAAGCATCGTCAGCAGGCACAAGAAATTGTGCTCAGCGGGGGCATTGCCGACATGGAGCGTTATCGCTTCATGATGGGTCGCCTTGAGGGTTTTGGCTTGGTCGAAGAGTCCGTGAAAGAGCTTTTAAAGAAAGCGTCTGGGGATGACGACTTCTAACCCGAAAGGACCTATGGAAACCACTGCAATGACGGCCCTGGAGCGTAAGTGGGCGGACGAGGCGGCTAATAAGCGCCCTGTCCTAGAAGACGCTTACACAGAAAAGGGCTTTGACCCTGAGAAGCTGCACGAATCCGTACTTAATACGATCCCCAAACCGACGGGCTGGCGCATGGCCATTCTGCCGTACAGGGGCGCTGAGAAAACCAAAGGCGGCATTGTTTTGGCTGAGGAAACTCAGCGCAAAACCCAGTTGGGCACTGTGTGCGGATATGTCTTGCGCATGGGCGATCTGGCGTATGCCGATGAGGGCAAATTCCCGTCCGGGCCGTGGTGCAAGGAAGGGGATTGGATCATCTTCGGCAGATACGCTGGGGCTCGCATTCCTATTGATGGCGGCGAGATTCGCTTGATTAACGACGACGAAGTCCTTGGGGTGGTTAACGACCCTGAAGACGTCCTGCACATGTAAGGAGAGCAATGTGAGTGACCAGACTGAGATGGAGTTTAAGATTGGTGAAGACGAGCAGCCCGCTGCCGTCCAGATTGGCGAAGACGGTAAAGCCGAGGTACTCGGACGGGAGCAGCCGCCAGCGGTTTCTACTTCCGCAGGCGCAGAAGGTTCTGCAGACCACCGCAGCGAAGTGGACGATTACAGCGAAAACGTCAAGAAGCGAATTGACAAGCTGACCGCCCGCCTGCGTGAGACCCAACGTCGGGAACAGGCCGCCCTGGAGTACGCACGCAACGTGCAGGCACGTGCGCAGCAGCTTGAGCACCAGTACCTGAACAGCGACCAGCAGCGCGTTGTTGAGGCACAGAGCCGAATCGAAACGCAAGAGGTTGCCCTCAAGCAGATTATCCGCAAGGCCCGTGAAGAGGGCGACGTGGATACCGAAACTGAGGCGATGAAGCGGCTGACGATGCTCACTAATGAGCAAAGTTCTATTCAAGCTCAGACCGTCCAGCAACAGGCTTATGCCCAGCAGCTTGCAGCCCAACAGGCGGCTGCCGCCCAGGCTCCGGCTTATCAGCAGCAGCCCCGTCAGGTGGATCCGCGAGTAGAAGATTGGGCTGAGCGTAATCCCTGGTATGGCCGGGATACGGCAATGACCCATGCCGCTTGGGGCATTCACAAGCAGCTTATTCAAGCTGAGGGGTTTGACGCCAGTTCAGACGAGTATTACCATGAACTAGATCGCAGAATTCGCGAGACTTTTCCACAGAAGTTTCAAGATAATGCGCCCACACAGAACAGACCACAGCGAAACGTGCAGGCTGTGGCCCCTGCTTCCCGGTCTTCCGGAATTTCCAATGCACGCCGCACTGTCCGCCTGTCCCCTAGTCAGGTGGCGATTGCCAAGAAACTGGGCGTTCCGCTTGAGGAATACGCCAAGTACGTGAAGGAGTAAGTACCATGAACGACATTCCGATTCCCGCAATCAATCGCACGACTCGCGAGGCCGAATCTCGCTCGAAGAATGCGCGTCGTAAGCCATGGACTCCGCCCTCGCGACTTGATGCCCCTCCGGCTCCTCCTGGATACAATCACCGTTGGATTCGGGCACAGGCAGGTAACATGGACGACCGTACGAACATCTCAGGCAAACTCCGCGAGGGGTATGAGCTTGTTCGTGGGGACGAGTACCCTGATTACCATGTGCCAACGGTTGAAGATGGACGACATGCTGGTGTGATCAGCGTGGGCGGCCTCGTGCTTGCACGCATTCCTATGGAGACGGTTGAGGAGCGTAATGCGCATTACCGAGATCGTGCGAACGACCAACTTCAGGCTGCTGACAATGAACTGATGAAGGCCAATGCTCATTCGAGCATGGTCATCGATCGGCCGTCGCGTAAATCGCGCGTGTCGTTCGGCGGTTCAAAGGGCGGCTAATCCGACTTTTATTGAAGGAACCATCAAATGCCAAATGCAAATAAGCCCTTTGGCCTGCGTCCCCTCGGCAATCTGTCCGCTACCGGCGCTCAAAAGCAGTTCGGTTATCAGATCGCTGACACGCAGGCTGGAGCCATTTTTCAGGGTGACCTCGTTACCCTGAAGGACGGCTACATTCTGAAGTTTGACCCCGCTACGCACACCGCCGCTGTTGGTGTGTTCAACGGCTGCAACTACATCGATCCGTCGAGTGGTAAGCCGACCTGGAAGAACTACTACCCTGGTTCTGTCAACATCACCTCTGGAACTATCCAGGCTGACGTGATTGATGACCCTTCCCAGCTGTTCATCATCCAAGCTGACGAAGACGTCATTCAGGGCGATTTCGGAAAGAATGCCGACGTGACTGCTTCCACCACTGGTAGCACCACCACCGGCCTGTCCAACATGACCCTGGATTCGTCCACCATCGCCAATACCGCAGCCTTGGGCCTCAAGCTGATCGGTAAGTGGGATGTCCCCGGTAACAACCTCGCTGAAAACTACACCGTGGTTGTCGTCAAGATCAACGAACACCTGTACGGCAGTGCCGGTGTTGCTGGTCAGTAAAGGAGCTAAGACATGGCAATTTCCCGCGCACAACTGGTCAAGGAACTTGAGCCCGGTCTGAACGCTCTGTTCGGTCTGGAGTACAAGAACTACGAAAACGAGCACGAGCAGATCTACACCATGGAAACTTCGGACCGCGCGTTCGAGGAAGAAGGGATGGAGTCAGGCTTTGCTGAGGCCCCGGTCAAGAGCGAAGGTTCTGGCGTCGCTTATGATCAGGCCCAAGCGGTCTACACCGCTCGCTACACCCCCG